GCCATGAGCGGTTTGCCCGCCTAAGGCTAAGCCTGTGTGATCTTGCGGATCATGCCGCTGATTGCGGCAAAGGTTGAAACATAACCGTGAAAGCTCATTGTGCGCCCAAGTGTGGCTGGCACTTCCACGCTCATCAAACCTCTGATGCTTTCGTAGAATTCATAAGCATCGCCTGTGCCTTGTCCTACTCGAGTAATGATCATTGTTTTGGCAGCGAAGTTGCTATCCACTACAAGTTGCAAGCCGAGCGGGTTGCCTTGCCATGAAACTGCAGATTGTGCGCCAAGTGCGTTTTGACCTGACAAACCTGCAGCGATAAATGGAAACACTGGGCGATCATTGCCATCTACAAGCTTGCCAAGTTGTGCCCAAACATCAACTGAAACAAACATGTGTGTGGGCATCCAGTTTCGACCGCTTGCAACATCGTTTGCCGCATCGTAAACCGATGTGAGCAAGTCTGTTACTGTGCCATCCCAAACACCTGATGAGTTTGCTGCAGTTAGCAAATTGTCAGCTGCAAGATTGTCTGATGCAAGCATGTATTCGCCCATGAGATCGTTAAGGATCAATTGCATTGCGCTTGGCGAAGTAAAATCAATGTCTTGAACTGAAAGTGTTACTTGTCCAGCCAAAGTTGTTTTGCTAACGCTGTTCGAAGCAATAACCATTGTTGTGGCTGATGCTGCGGCAAGCTCATTTGCTTGTGATGCAACGCTTGTGTGCGTTGTGATCGTTGGGCGGATAAATGTTTTTGATTGTCCGCCATCAGGATATGCGCGCGCGCCAACTGCGTTTACAACTGGGCGCAGAAAATTGATGTCCTGCACAAGCGGTCCGAGCACTGGAATTGGTAAAAGTCCGGGTGTGTCAGTTGTGAGCACATCGCCCGCTGCAGCTTGCAATGATGTGCGCTGTGTTTGTGCAAATTCGTGCACAGCTGCGTTCATGTTTTTAAAAGTGTCGCCACCAATGTGATATGCAGCCATGAATTCACCGGCTGATGGAAGTTTAAATTCGCGTTTTGGCTGCGCCCAAAGTTTCTCTGTGGTTGCTTGTGCTGCCTCGACTACTGGGTTTTCGACTTTTTCGCTCATGTTGTTTTCATCCTTTGTTGTGTCTTGCTTATCATTATTATCTAAAGTTTGATCTGTTTGTGGGATACTTGCAGCCACCTCAGTTATTACAGCACCCTCAAAAGCGCCCTGCGATACAAGGCTTAGTTCAGTCCATTGGGCGGCTTCTACGATCATAACCCCATCATCGTCATAGCTGAATTTGGTTGGGTTGATGCCAACTGAGACTGCATCAATAGTGCCATCTTTTACCATTTCCATCGCATCATTGCCCAAAGTTGTGGCGCTGATTTTGGCTGTGAAAAGCATGCCTTCGTTTGTATCTACCCGCTCAACTACTTGCCCGATGATCTGTGTGCTGTCGTGTTGCATGTATAGCTTTGGGTTTCTGCCTTCGACCGGCAGCGCGCCTTGCAAAATTTTTACTTGTGTGCCATCGCTAACAGTTGCAACTTCATCGTAGGTAACTGCAACACCACTGATTGAGCGGCGCGGCGAGCCCTCTGCCGCTGCCGCATCAACCGTGATCAATGTTTTGGGGGTTAATTTGATCATGTTCGTGATCCTATCTCATCGTTGCGTTGTGTGTTTGGCATTTCGTTGGCTGGCTCATAATCGCTTTCAAGATATTCCTCAATATTGAATTCGATGAAAGTGCCGCGCGGCAAATAAGCATCTTGGCTTAATGTGCTTGCGATGCAATCGGCATATGCTCGAGTGCCGAAAGACCAAAGATCTGCGCGGCTTTCTTTGCTGTTTTGGTAACTATATGAGCCCACAGATATGCCAGCTAAGTAGGGCGGGATGTTGGTGAGCCTGCAGAGATCCGCGCTTTGATATTCGCTTGCCGCGATCAAAAGCATTTTGTCCGGTGATGTCGCTGTTTCAATGTAATGCACTTCAGGCGAAAGCGCCGCTGTTTGGTTTGTTGCTCGAGCGGCGTTAAATGATGCCGCCAAATCAGCAAGCTCTTGTGGTGAAAGCGGCTCTGAATTCGGCTGCACTTGCAATACGCCTGCCGGGATTGCTGAGCTCGCGTTTCGGTAGCGCGCATTTTCTAATTTGATTGCGGTTGAAATTGCTTTTTCTGACATGTAAACAATGCCCTGAATTGGTGAAAGAAACTGCACAACATTTTCTGCATCAAGTTCGCCGCCTTGAAAAGTAATTTGTTTTGATGGCGCATAAAAAATTGGTCCGGGCTGATCAAGTGTTTGCACAAGGTTTGCCGGCAAGCGCGTAAAGCTTGCTGGGTAGCCGTCAGCTGTGCGGCTTGTTATATACCAAAATGCTCTGCCGTAAATAAAAAGATCATCTACAGTCCACGAAATTATAAAATTGTTTGGCACTGATGGATCTATTTTGCGTAGCCATGAGCGTGGCGCGATAAAAACTTTTTGCATCTTTTCTTCGATGCTGTTCCACACTTCGTTATACATGCGCAAATTCATGCAACTGATTGTGGTGCAATGCAAATCTCGAGCGCGGCTAATCGTGGGCTGGCTCATAGCAATTTGCCTCTGATTGCCCTCGAAGTAGGAATAGTAAACACCAACCATGCCTGCGCCTGAGTTGTTTGTTGCCGGCATCATTGCGCCCGCAGCTGCAGCTTTTTTGGGTTGTTCGCTGATCATCGCTTTTTGTGTGCTGCGGTTGAAAATTCCCATGCGCTAAGTATGCCTTAAAAATGTTTTGCTGTTTGTGATAGGTGGCTGCCGCAGTAATCCGAGAAAGTTTCACTCGGCAGCCACCCGCGAATAATGTTAGCCGTTTGCGTAAATGATCGTGGGTTTGCCAACATTTGCCGGTTTGGAAACCATCGCTGTGGCGAACACTAGACAGCGGGCAAGCTCGATTGGTCCGGGTGATCTGATTGATGACAAAGTAACCGCACCCTGATTTTTTACCGCTACCGCTCTTTCAACATGCTGTGCAAATAGTGTTGATCCGTCATGCTGTATGCGTTTTTCTAGGATGGCGGCGCGGGTGGCTGCAGTCCAGCGTTGCAGCTCACGATTGCCAACCATTGATGAGCGGCGAGCAAACTTGGGTGGCAAACTCATTTCGAAAGCTGGGGTGATCAGTAGGCGGGTGGTTTGGTCTTGGCATGCTTGTTCTACGGCTTGCCAGCAATCTTGCAAAGTGTCTTTAACAAACTCTAAACAAACTTGGATTTTGCCAGCGCTGTTCATTGCGGCGCGAACACCCACATAGCGGCTTTCATCTTGTGATTGCTCGATGGATAGCACACCGCCTTTTGGCATTGGCTCTAATGTTTTGAGCTCATCCCAAATGCCGGGCTGCAGCCAGCCGTTAGCGCTCGCAGTCCAAAGGTTTACGCTCGAGCGCAGAAAAGCGTTTCTGTTTGGTTGCTGCGCTTCGCTTTCTAATACCGCGATGCTCAATGTGTGCCCTATCGCGGGGTTTGCCAGCACCCAAGCTTCGGCGCTCAGCGGATCTATCGAGTTTGGTGGCGAGAATTCCGCGAAATATAGGCTGCCAGTTTTCTTTTCATCTATCGCCCGCAAACCTTGTTCACGCCATCGCAGCATTTCAACTGAGCTTTGATCCCCGCTTGTGGAAGTCATCAGCATCAACGGGCTGCGCCTTGTTCGCATAGTTGGCATTAAACCAATTGAAACCGCGTCAGGCGACACCGCCCACAATTCATCAATAAACACTGCGTCAGCTGTTAAACCGTGAAATGAGTTTGGGGTTGCAGCGCGCACAAGCCAGCGTGTGCCATCCGGCAAATTGGCTTCATTACGCCCCACCGCCCAAGTCAAAATTGCGCCAAACTTTTCTTCAAGAATTGGTGCAACCGTTTGAAACATCTCAATCGCGAGATCGAGCCGGTGAGCTGTAGTAATCACGGTTTGCGGCGCACCCCGCAATTTAGGCATCTCAGTAAGCCAAAAACCCAAACAGCTTTGCAGCATAAGGCTCTTGCCGTTTTGCCGAGCAACCGAAACAAGTGCCTGCCGGTGTAACAGATCGCCGCGCTCATCATGCGCCATAAACCCGCTCACAACATGCTTTTGCCAATCCATTAGCTCAACACCTAAATGCTCGAGCGCCCACAAACTGACACCATCCGCAAAAACCTTGCCATCACGACACACCCCAGTTTCTAGGCGTGGAATGTATGGCGCTGCATAACTATGCACTGCACAATCCTGATCAGTTAGCTCTAGTTTCGGCTGATTTGCTGTATTTAAGCCATTAAATAGGCT